ATGAACATACAGGAAGCGGTAAAAAGAGCTATGGAGCAAAACGGCTTTATTTACAGAAAAAAATTTGTCATAGAGAAAAGAATTAAAGAATTCAAAACAGCAGTAGTTGCACCAAGCAATTCACTGGATACGTGCCCCGTTATGACAATGGATGAAAAGGGAAACTTGAGCAACTACTGCAGATGCTGGAACCCGACAGCGGATGACCTCATGGCCGATGACTGGGAAGTAATACTCAGCCCAAAGGAATAAGAGGAACGAACTTGGCAATAAAATCGATTATATTTGTCAGAGTATCCGCAGGAAGCGATTCGAGATAAGCAATTCCCGCATCGGAAAGATGACAAAAATAGACGGTATTGTCGGCATAGCCATTATCAAGAAAGCCGGCACGTCCAAGTTCACGAAGGCAGTCCTCTACATCGACGAGAAGCCAGTCACTAAAGTAATTTGAATGAATGAAAGATGCGGACCGAAAATTGGCAGCATCTCGGCGGGAAATGCCAGAATTTCTACGGGTCCGAAATTCCTTGAAGAGTGTAAAAAGGATTTTTTTAGAGTCTTTTGTTAATTCCATATAATAACCTCACTTTTTTTACTCGGTGCTGGCGGGCACCTGTAAGGAGAGTATAAGAAAGTGATAGAAAAAAATCAACACCGTGTGCTTTTCATGCGGCGTACAGCCGCAGTACCTCATTATCTCCTTTATTGTATGTAGCGATTGCACAGACTTTCAAGCCGTCTGTGCGTCGCATGAAGAGCACAGGGAAAGAAAGGAGCAGGATATGGAATACCCAAAGCCACTGATGAGCATATCAGAACTGAAAGAAATGGGATACTCGGAGTTTTATTTGCGGCGTGTGGTACATAGCAAGTACGGCTCCAGGGTTTCTGTATTAACTAAGAAGAACGGTAAGTACCTGATTAAGACGGCAGAGTTTGACAAGCTGCAGAACAGAGGGTGCTTCCGGTAGGAGGAAAAAGATGGACAGGATTTTTTCATGCATAAGTTTTATTTGCGTAATGATGGGCGTGGCCGGATTGGCTGGCACCTGGGAGCAGGAAGTGACAGACCAGCAGGGAATAGTGATTGCGCTGGTTATTCTGGCAGCAGGCATCCTTGCCGGCATTGCCGCAGCGTATGAGTCCGGATATATGAGCAGAATGAGAAAGGAAAGGACAAGCCATGAAAACAGAGGAACAGATAGAAAAACGGCTGTTTGATATGGCCGGGGAGTTCCGGGCAGCGTGCTACGGAAAAAAATGGGTTATCGCCAAACGTCTGTATGACAAGGCACTCACCCTGTGCACGGAGCTGGACATGCCGGAAGATGTTAAAAAGAAGCTGTTCGGGACAAGACCCTATGAGGCAGACCCGGCAGACGCCAAAGACGGAGCATTTGAGGAAGATCTGGTGATCAGAATGCTGGAACAGTGTATCCGGAACGAAGAGGAACGGATTGAAGAGGAGAAAAAGAGAAAGACATATCTCCAACATAAACGATTTTACACAAAAAAATAGGACCGTCGGGAAACGGTCCAAGGTGGCACATACTGTGCTTACAAACGCTAAATACAGTATAGCATGTGCCACCGCAAAAAGCAAGAAAAAGACAGAATGCGAGGGCATTTTTTACACCCTCGATTAGGATATTAAACATAGCGGAAAGAGGGTGGCAGAAATCTATATCATAAAATCGTGCAGAATTAACGACAAGGTGGAAATAGAGAAGTATAAGGACGGAAGGTATGGAGCACCAGGGGTTCACAGGGAGGAAAAACGGAAGGCAACACCGGAAGAGGTGGCGAAGCAGAACTTCTGGAAAAGGTGTCAATATCTCCGGCGAACCATGGAACTGAATTTTAAGGGTGGGGACCTGCATGTGCAGCTCACCTGTCGGGAAGAGGAACGTCCGGCCAGGGAAGACGCACCGATGATCATACGGGCATTTCGGGATAAGGTACAGAAAGAGTTCAAAAAACAGGGGTGGCAGTTCAAATACATCATCACCTGCGAGACGGGAAAACGGGGAGCAACCCACTGGCATATGATCTGCAACAACGAACACAACGAAAAGACCTGCACATGGGATATTATCCGGAAGCATTGGACACGGGGGCGCCCGCACATGACGCCACTCGATGATAACCGGGATTACAAGGCGCTGGCGGAGTACATCGTTAAGGAAACCAAGAAGCGGATGGATAAGGAGCAGACAATCGAGAAGCTGTCCTATACGTGCAGCCGTAACTTGATCCGACCGGTCGAACGAAAGAAAAAGGTACGTTTCGTAAGCTGGAAGCCGGTGCCGAAAGCACCCAAGGGATATTATGTGTTGCCGGAATCCATTGTAAACGGCATTAACAAATTTACGGGAACACCGTACCAGAAATACACAATCGTGGAGCTTCCACCGGGAAAGGAGGAAGGATAAGTGCTGAAAGAAGTAAGGCTATACATAGAAACGTCCATCCGGGGACCACGACGGCAGACAGGCGCCTACGCTTACGTATTGGAGTACCGGGCGGCAGCAGGACCGGTCACGTTGACAGAAGTCAAAGCAATTCCAGACACAACGGAGCATCAAAGCCTGTGCATGGGCATCCTGGCAGCAGTAAAACGGCTGAAAAGCTGTGACCTCACTATCTGTACCAGCTCCGGCTACATCCAGGCGGTATTTGAAAGCTGGATGGATAACTGGATTGCAAACGGTTTCAAAACAGCGAAGGGCGATCCCATCAAGGATGCCGAAAAGTGGCAGGAAATAGCGGAAAGACTGAACGGACTGCCGGTTCGAGCAGAAATCGCCATGGAGCATACATACCGGGACTGGATGATCCGGGAAGTGGACAAGGCAGCGAAGTGCGCCGCATCCGAAAAGTAGGTATTTGCCATGTAATGGTTCAAATATGTATCACGAAAAAATTGAAAACATGTCAGTGTGAGGCAGGGAGAAATCCCTGCCGGAAAGGAGTAAGAATGTTTGAGTTGTTTGGAAATATGGATTCCGCGGAAGAAATCAATAAAACAGCGGAAGGATTGAAAGCGGAAGGCGATATAGAAAATCTGAAAAAGCTGGCGGAAGAGAACGGGATACCGATGGAAATGGCGGAACTGTATGCATCGGGTGAGATTGAAGAACTGACCGACACCATGATGGCAGCTGTTGGAAAGATAGAGACAGAGGAGCGAGACCTTAAGCCGGCGGAAATCATGAAAGACTGGACAGAATATCTGAAATCACAGTGTATGGACAACGAGAAGCTGGCAGCAGCCATACGGCGGAAAGATAAGAGCCTAAAAGGATGTATGGGAGCATTGCTCCAGTGGTCGTACAAAAACATGCTGGACGTGGACAAGGATATCCAGAAGGCAGCAGGTTTCAGCGGAAAGGTAAAGCTGGGTATTCCGGGAATGGGAAGAGCAAAGACCATTATTCGGGAATATTACCTTGCAGATGAAAAGAAGGAGGCAAAAGCAGATGAAAAAGAAAATGCTTGAAAAGATTCCGCCGCTTCCGGCCACGGATGAAATGCTACAGCTTGTACGGGATGATGTCCCGGAATGGAAGCAAACGGAATATACGTGGAAAGCAAACCACAGATTTCCCGTGTATAAAAGATACATATACTTCCGGGCGGATATGTGTCCGGACAATATTCTTCGGGTGTCTATGTATATGCGTAAGGACCTGGCAGCAGGACTGCAGGAGCCACGGTTTGAAATTTTTTTGGACAAGACCAAAAGAGAACAGGGCACTTACAAAATGCAGGAAGAAAAATGGGGAAGTGGGGACATTGAAAGCCTGTATAGCTGGGGAAACTGTAACGATGGAAGCGAAGAGGGAATGTTGTACCGGACAGGATTTTATGCAGATAAGACATCTACGGAAATGGTGAACCGGTATCTGGGCGCGGAACGGTGCGAGGTAAAAACACTGATAAAACAGTTTCAGAATGAAATCCGAAAGGAAAAGCTGACGGAGAAACACAAAAGAGAGACGGACGGGATAGATGAAGACATGGCGCTGGTGCCGGAAATCCCGGATGATTTTGAAAACTGGGTAAAAGAATATGGTTTCTACACAGAAAGATTCATATTCTACCATGCAGAGGACAAAAAAGCGGAAAAGAAAGCCATGTGCATGCAGTGCGGCAGCGGTATTACGGTAAGAAATCCCAAAAGGGACAAGGAATGCAGATGTGAGAACTGCAAAAAGAAAGCGGTATTGAAGCCGTGGAACGGAACACAGAAGTTAAGGCTGAACAGAACCGTGGCACTGATTCAGAGACTGAAAGACGATTCTGGATGGGTGGCGAGAAGATTTAAGGCGCTGCTGATAGCGGGAAAGCAGGACGGCTGGAAGCCGAGATATTATCTTCAGGAAGAGGTAAGGGAGATATACGACGACACCATGTACCGGTACGGTCATTATGAATATGGCCCGTATAAAAGCACAGGAGTAAGCCGGTGGTGCACGAATACCAATGAACCAAACAGGCACGGATATTATTACAGCTATTATGAATTTGGAGATGCACGCATCTACTGGAAAAACCTGAAAAAGGAAAGGAAGGAAACCAGTATCCGGTATATCCCTATAGAACAGGCATTAAAGAAAAGTCCGGGAGCATTTGTAAATGTGTATCGGATGATGCGTTCACTGCACCTGTGCCCGGAAGTGGAATACTTTATCAAAATGGGGTTCCGGCGGCTGGCATTGGACATTCTGCAGGAGGAGATGACCTTGAAACCGGGGAAAAAGCCGTGGGAGACACTGGGCATCAGTAAAAACTTGATGCTGGAAGCATTGAAATACGATGCATCCGCAAGGGAGATCAGGCTGATGCGTGCCACGGAAGAATTAGGGTATCACATGACAAGGACGGAGCTGCAGTTTTTCAAACAGTATTTCGACGAAAGAGGTATAAGGGAAATTCTGCAGTATGCGTCACCGGCACGGATGTACCGGTATTACACAAACGTGCTGGAAGAAAAAAGAGACTACGGAGACTATCTGGATTACCTGGAAGCTGCAGCATTCTGCGGATGGGACATGAGAAACGACATGGTACTGTTTCCGAAACATTTCCGGCAGGCACATGATATGGCAGTAGAGGAGCAGAGAGCAAGGAAAAACAAGATAGAGGATATGACGATCCGGAAGAAAAATAAAGAATATGCCAAGATGGTGCCGAAGCTGAAAGAACTGTATGGGTTTGAGGACGAAGAATTTTTTATCAAGGTACCGGAAAAGAAGTCGGACTTCACAAAAGAAGGACATATGAACCATAACTGTGTGGGCGGTTATTTTGATAGGGTAGTGAAAGGTGAAACAGTCGTGGTATTTATGCGGCGTAAAGAGCGGCCGGACGAGTCATACTGTACGGTAGAAATCACCAATGTGGCATCCTTAAAACAGCTCCGGTCTATATACAACAGGGAAGCGCCGGAGGAAGCCAAGGACTTTGCAAGAAAGTGGATGATGGAAGTCAAAAAAAGGCTGAAAAAAGAGGAAATGAAACAGGAAAAAGTGCGGATACCGGTAAAGGTAGCAGCCATCTAAGGAAGGAGAAAAGGAATGGAAGGACAGATAACGTTATGGCAGTGGCAGGCAATGAAAGACGATATCAGAAAAAAGCTGAATGAAACGGCGGAGAATTTTGTCTACATAGGCTGCCGGCTGAAAGAGATTGAAGCACAGGAAAGCTACAGGCAGGACGGGGCAGCAGACATTTACGAATTTGCCCAGAAGGAATACGGACTGCACCGCTCCACTACGCAGCGCTTCATGGCAATCACGTCCAAGTTTTCCATAGGGGGCAACTCAACGGAGCTGCTCCCGGAATATAAAAACTTCGGAGTATCAAAGCTGCAGGAGATGCTTACCCTGTCGGACGAGGACTGCCAGCTCCTCACAGACAAGAGTACGGTGTCCGATATAAGGGATTTTAAGAATTTTAACCGGCAGCAGGCATCAGAAGAACCGGCACAGGAAGAGGCAGAGAGAGTATACACAGCATTCCAGAAGTGCATTATTGAATTTTTCCGGCAGCAGGACAAAAAGGACGTCCTGAACATGGCCTTAAAGATGCAGCTGGAGCAGGAGCACACGGAGGAGATGCGGAAGCAGCAGGTAGAACTGATAAACCCGTCAGAGTACGGCGCATTTAACAAAGGCATCATTTACATGTTCCTGTATGATGCGGACAGAGGCGTAGCCTATAAGACTGTGACAACCAAAGAAACCAAGAAGCTGACATGGGAGGCATTCCTGGAGGAAGTAGAGTCCATTTACCGGGACTCTTACGGTCCGGATACGTGGACAAACTTCTACGGACCGATGCTGGAGGCTGTGGAACCGGTAAAGGAAGAGCCGAAAACACCGGAAAAGCCCGAAAAGACAGAAGCGGAAGCCTGTGCGACGTCGCACAAAAATGAGCCGCCCAAAACGGAAAAGCAGGAGGAGACGGAAGACACCGAACCTGCAGAAATCGATACAGAGGCAGAGCAGGAAGAGGAAACAGCTACAGATACGGAGAGCAGCGAAGGTGAAGAGGAAACCGTGGAAACAGACCGGGAACCGGAACAGCCGGACGGAAGCATAGTGGAAGACCCGTACTATAAACTGCAGGAGGAAGCCGAGGAACTGGCGTTAAAAGTGGCACACACTATGAAAATGTATAAAAAACTGCTGATTGACAAAGAGGAGATGAGCAAGGTTAAGACCAATATGGAGCATCTGGCAGCAGTCGTGGAGCAGCTGGAAGAAATGGGAGAGGAGCGTGGAGCAGATGAGCAATACAGAACAGAGTAGGGAGATGCCGGAAGGTGTAGCAAAACAGACAGGTACCTGCATGTATTGCGGACAGACCATGATATTACGCACATCAGGAATGGCGAAGCAGGAGCAGCTTGATAAGTGGGCAACGGAAAAATGTTCTTGCGAGGAAGCAAAGGCGGCACAGGAAAAGGTAAAAGCCAAGAGAACGGCGGAAGAAAACATCATCCGTCTGTTCCGGGAGGACTTCCCGGAAACCGAAGCGATTATGAAGGAGGCGCTGGTCTACGTGGAAAATGAGGATGTGGCAAAGGTAACGGTTGACACCGGAAACGGCGTCAAAGGTACATTACGCCGCACAAATAAAGGCACAATTGTGGTGGAAATGGTGACATCCAGTAAAAAGACCATGGAGTCACGATGAGTAAGTCAATCATGCACAGGAAAGAGGATAAAACCTGCTACCTGTGCATGAAACTGCATCACAACTACAGTCGGCACGGGAACCTGGAAGAACATCATGTGATGTATGGCGGCCAGAACCGGAGACTTTCGGAGAAATACGGATTGAAGGTTTATCTGTGTATAAATCACCATACCTACGACGGCGGACCGGAAGCAGTCCACAGAAACGATGCCATCCGCCGAATGCTGGAAAAGGATGCCCAGAGGGCATTTGAAAAGGCATATCCGGCGCTAAACTTCCGGGAGATATTTGGCAAGAACGTACTGGATGAGTCCGAGCGGCAGCAGGTATGCCAAAAGCCGGCAGTAGGCATCCCGGACGGGTTTATATCGCTATAAGTATGATATCCGTGTATTTGTACTTCCTACTGTATTGGGGCAACAAAAGATATTATAAGGAGGGCAGAAAAAATGAAGGAAAATAGCAGATTGACAGAAACGGATAATTGCGGGAACTGGGCGCTGAAAGGTGTAAAGTGGGAAGACCTGTATAAAGGCGCTGTCATTACGCAACAGACGTATGAAAAGATGTACGGAGCATTATTCAAATTAAAAGATTACGAGAACACAGGCCTTACACCGGGGCAGATAGAGGAGATGGACAGGTTATATGAAGAAAAATGCAGAGAAGTCACAAAGTGGAAAAAGAGAGCCGATGAGCTGGCAGGAGGAAGACATGATAGCAGAGCAGACACCGAGTAAGGAGAAGGTATATTCCGGGATGCAGAAGAACGTTCCGGCAGCAGCCATGCGGGTAGGACGGACGAAGCCGGTATATGTGAATTACACAAAAGACGGCAGGTACAAGGAAAAGGTAAAAGAGGAGGGATAGTGTGGAGAGGGATGCGTGGAGAATTATTGAAACAATCATACGGCGGTATCCGAAGACAAAGCGGAAGTATGAGGAATATCTGGAAGAGGTTATCATGACCCAGCAGCTACCGGAAACAAATATATTCCGGGATGCCAAGGAAGAGGAAAACAAACCACAGTCAGTGACCGAAGCAAAAGCGTTGAAAATGACATCCGCCTATGCATACCGCAATAAGCAGGAGATAGAAGCGGTGGAGTTTTGCTACAACAACCTTCGCCCAGAAGAGCAGAAGGTTATCAGAGAACGGTACTGGACGGGCGACGGTAAGAAGCCAGTTCCATACCTGCAGATAACAGGAACAAGGTACAGTGAGCGTCAGATGAAACGTATTGTTTTCAAAATGGTATACCAGGTCGGAAAATATATAGGGGAGGTAAAGTAAAGAATGACAGAAGAATTAAAGAGATGTCCATTTTGTGGCGGAATCGGGAAAGTGCATGCGAAAAAGAAAGATGATATAGGATTAACGATATGGTGTGAGTGTGAAAAATGTCATGCAAAAACACAGGGGTATTGCCCTAATGTTGAACATGAAGAATGTGCGCTTGATAATATTGAATACGGTAAAAATAAAGCAATCAATTCGTGGAACAGGAGGGCAGACAATGAGAAGGCTGATTGATGCGGATAAATTAAAAGCGGATTTAGAAAAAGCAATTTCAAAGAACGAAGACATGGATTGCTTAGATTTTTTACACATTGCTTCTGTTATTGATAAACAGCCGACCGCCTACGACCCGGACAAGGTCGTGGAACAGTTGGAAGAGTTGAAAAGTCTTGTCCCAGTAAATAGAATCCTTGATGATATCGTAAATGAAAAACAAAAGGAATTAGGAATGCTTATAGCCTATAGAAAAGCAATCGAGATTGTGAAAGGCGGTGGAGTAGATGGCAATTAAGCCGATTTTATTCAATACGGAAATGGTTCGTGCAATTCTAAACGGGAGAAAAGATGCAACGAGAAGAATTGTAAAAGGCTTTATTCCTGATGATGCAGTATGGGGATATACCGCTTTTACACCTAAAGGGTACATATCGTGTAGAGGTACATTTGCAGATGGGTATGGAGAGAAATTTTTTAAGTTGCCTTGCGAGCCAGGCGATATCCTGTATGTCCGGGAAACATGGATGGATTATGCAGGACTGACAATGTACAAGGCTGATTGTGACATATACAGATTAGACAGCCTTAATTTAGCTGGTTTTGGATGGAAACCATCAATCCACATGCCGAAAGAAGCCGCACGTATCTGGCTTAAGGTTACGGATGTACGAGTAGAGCGACTGCAGGATATTACGATTGATGACATCCGCGGAGAGGGACTTTCCTCTGTAGCGGTTCATGCCGGAGATATGGAGATTGCGTTGGAAGAATGGAAGAGGCTATGGAACTCCACCATAAAGAAGCCCGACATCGACTGCTATGGATGGGATGCAAACCCCTATGTGTTTGTAATATATTTTATTCAAACAGAAAAGCCAGAGATAAGATTTTAAGAGCTGTCTTGAAATTCAGGACATGCTTATGAGACAGATAGGAGAGGTAAGGAATGGGAGAAAGAAGAAACTTGAAGGAAGCCAGAAAGGCAGCAGGCATGACACAACAGCAGATGGCAGAAAAGGTAGGAATTAGTTTACGATACTATCAGAACATAGAAGCAGGCAGCAGGACTGGTGATTTTGAAATTTGGGACGCACTGGAAGACATTACAGGTATTCATCAACGGAAACTCCGTGAGATTTCAGAAATTCATCACGACCCAGAAGCCAATCAATAGAGACATCCAAAATATCTGCTATTTGAACAAGAAGAGAATAAGACGGAGAACGGTCTCCACCTTCGTAACACTGATAAGAGCGGAGCGCTATATTCAGTAAATCAGCCATTTTTTGTTGAGTAAGGTTTCGTTTATTACGCATATCCCGTAGTCTTTTTCCAAACATGATATTTCCTCCATGAAAAAAATACTTGACTATGAACAAATTGTACGTTATTATGTGAAATCATAAAACGTACAATTTGCACGTAATAAGGAGGTAAATAAAAGATGGATAAGTTGCAGACTATCGAGGTAAAAGGACAAAGAGTATTAACAACAAAGCAGATTGCAGAAGCTTATGAAACGGAGGACATCAAAATCCAGCAAAACTTTATAAACAACAGAAGAAGATTTATAGAGGGAAAGCATTATATCCTCTTAACCGGAGAGAAATTGAAACAGTTCAAGAACCGCTTCGAAAATTTCGAAGTAGTTTCCAAAAGGACATGTAAGCTGTATCTATGGACAGAGAAGGGAGCACTGCTCCACGCTAAGAGCCTGAATACGGATAAAGCATGGGAAGTATACGACTATCTGGTTGACTTTTACTTCCGTGCGAACCAGACAAGGCAGCAGGCATGTGAGACCAGGAGCCCGAACGGCAGGGAGGTGGTAGACATTCCTGTTAATGAAACGGCACAGAAGGGACTACAGGAAGTAAGAAGACAGATAGCGGGAATGGAGTGCATGCTACAGATGTATAACAGGTATCAGAGCATGGAAGAGTACCAGAAGGTAGTAGGAATGATGCAGGAGTTCAACCGGGCACTGTATCGGAATATTTCTGACCTTTACGAACGAAGACCCGTACTCATAGAAAAGGTGTTTTGATAAAATTATAAGATTTTTTGTAAAAAGCTGTTGACATAGGGTACACCATATGATATACTATAATTGTAAGGAGGTACCGAAGATGAAAGACAAAATTCGGAAAGCCACCGAAACAGTAAAAGAGCTTCTCAAACTGGTGGAACAGATTGAGAAGCTGATGATAAGAATAATATCCTTGCTCGGTTGGATACTTATCATTATTCTTTTACTTAAGTAGGAGCATGGCTGGGGGGCGAAAGCCCCTTGGCTCCTTACCCAAAATATAACACAGAACAGGAGGAATGACAAGTGAAAAAGGAAGTAAAAGAACTGACGGTAAACATTCTGAAACTTACGGGAAAAGTGTTAGTCCTCGTAGGAGCTGTAGCAGGTGTGATATTGATATGCAAGGGGGTGTTATGATGCCGGTAGGAAATCCAAACGCACAGACCAAGGCAACAGAGAAGTATGCACGAAAGGTAGGACTGATAAGCAAATCCTACAAGCTGAAGCGTGAAGTAGTGGAAGAATTTGCACAGGCGTGTGAAAAAGCAGGAGTGAGCCAGGCGGGAAAACTTACGGAGCTGATGCGTACATTTGCGGAGGAAATGAAAAAAAATTAAAAAAATTTTCAAAATGGCATGATTTCGCATGCGTACCTGTGGTATTATAGTAGTGTGATAAGTTGAGATAAGGGCGATACGTTCAAACGTATTGCCCTTTTGTATGCACAGAATAGGATGAGGGCATTAAACATGGACTATCATTCCGGAAAATGGAAGAAAAAAAGAATACGGATATTAAGGCGGGATAAGTATTTGTGTCAAAACTGCGTTCGGTATGGAAAACGAAAGGACGCAACAATGGTACATCACATATATCCTGCAGAAGACTATCCGGAATATGTATGGTGTGACTGGAATTTAACTTCTTTATGCGGGAAATGCCATGAAAAGATGCATGATAAATCAAACGGAAGACTGACGGCAGAAGGAGAGCGGCTTAAGCGAGTGGCTGACAGGCGGAGAGACAGCCCCCCCACATTTCAAAAGGCAATTTTTTAAGGTGAAACACCGAGGGCAGGAACTGTTTCCAATAGTGCGGGTTCTGTGAAAAATTTTTTCGGAGGTTAGAGTAGGAGGAAAAACGATGGCGGGAAAGGCAATTTGCAAGGAAACCATTAAAAAAAATACAATAGCTGATATGAAAAAATTAGGGGTGTATAAGCCGGAGTATGATGCCTGTATTGATATTTATTCCGAACTCATGGAACAGTATGCGAGGTTAACTAAGGAATTTAAGGACACAAAGTATAAAATAGAGGAATCGACGGCAGATGGGGGAAAGAAAAAAGCCCCCATTGTTGCTGCGCTGGAATCGTTGAGAAAAGACATACTCCAATATTCAGACAGGTTGTGTCTGAATCCACGGGCCAATATACCCGCTGGAAAAAATCTGGGAAAGAAAGCAGCTTCCCCACTGGCGGAAGCATTGGCAAGTATTGAGATATAAAAAAGCTAAAGCGGCAATAAAACGGGCAAAGAATTATGCGGAAGTAATGGAGTATGTAGAAAGCATATTGTCCGGGGATAAGATAGCCTGCAAAGAGCTGAAGCAGACATGCCAGAGGTTTAAGAACGATTTACAGAATGATGAATACGATTTTAACACCAACGATGCGGAATTTGTCATACAGATAATCGAAAAAACCTGTAAACATGTCAAAGGAGAGTCCTTAGATGGTGAAAGCCTGAAAGGAAAGCCGCTGATTTTGCAGCCGTGGCAGAAATTTATTATTTACAATCTGCTCGGTTTTTTCAAAAAAGGGACCAAAATAAGGAGATATAAGGAAGCATTTATCTACATTCCGAGAAAAAACGGAAAAACTTCCTTCGTGGCCGCACTTGCATGGGCGTTGTCCCTACTGCAGCGACGTTCCGGATCCACTGTTTATATTGTGGCAGCAGACCTGAAAGAAGCACTGCAGAGCTTTAACTTTTTGAATGAAAATGTAAAGAAACTCGACCCAGAGAACATAGAGAATTTTAGAATACTGGATAATAATCAGGAGCATAGCATAAAGAAAGACTTTGACGACGGCTCTATTTTTATTCAGGCATTGGCGGCTAATCCGGATACACAAGATTCCTTGAACTGCAATGTGGGCATAGCGGATGAAATACATGCATATAAGACTCCGAAACAGTACAACATCATTAAAGAAGCAATGAAGGCATATACAAATAAGCTGATGATAGGTATTACAACGGCTGGCGACAATATGAATTCATTCTGCTATAAGAGAGTACAGTATTGTGAAAAGGTGTTAAATGGAACAGTAAAGGATGAGCAGCTTTTTATTTTTATGACAAGAGCACCAAAAAAAGAGAACGGAGATGTGGATTTTACAAATCCGGTGGTGCATGAAATGGCTAATCCTAACTATGGCGTTACTATCAGGCCGGAGGATATGCTGAACGATTCCATGCAGGCACTGAATGACCCGCAGCAGAGAAAGGATTTCCTGGCTAAATCATTAAATGTTTATACGGCAGCGTTGAAAGCATACTTCAACATAGATGAATTCAGAAATAGTGATAAGCAGTTTAATTGGACAATAGAAGAATTGGCAAAAATGCCGGTGAAGTGGTATGGCGGAGCAGACTTATCAAAGCTGCATGATTTGACGGCGGGAGCGCTATATGGAACACTGGAGGACTACGAATGCGTAAATGCACAGGGAATAAAGGGAAAATATGATGTTGATATTATCGTGACGCATGCATGGTTTCCCATTGTCCAAGCTGCCAGGAAGGCGGAAGAGGATGGTATACCACTATTCGGATGGAAGGATGATGGCTGGCTGGATATGTGTAATAGTCCTACAGTAAATCATGCAGAAATTGTAAACTGGTTTAAGGATAGGCGAAAGCAAGGATTTAAGATTAAGTCGGTGGGACATGACCGTAAATTCTGTAAAGAGTATTTTGTTGGGATGAAGGAAGCAGGATTTGATATTGTAGACCAGCCACAGTATTTTTATAAAAAATCGCAGGGATTTCGACACATTGAGCAGAAAGCCAAGGATGGCCTTTTGTACTATATGCATTCAGATGCCTTTGAATATTGCGTACAGAATGTAAGTGCAGTGGAAAAAACGGATGAAATGATACAATATGACAAGATAAGACCGGAGCAAAGAATAGATATATTTGATGCTTCGGTTTTTGCATGTGTAAGAAAGCTGGAAGATATGGAAAACAAGTCCAAAGTGAAGAAATGGTTTAAGAAGGAGGCAAATTAAAGTGAATAAAATCAGAGCGGACAACGGGAGAAAAGGGTTAAAAGGTCTTTTCAAAAAAAGAAGCAGTATGGCGTATTTTTTGAAAGCAGATGGAGATATGGCAGATATCATACCGGGGTACACGAAGCTTTCCAAAAATGAAGAGGTTATAAAATGCGCCAATATCATAGCGGACCTCGTATCATCAATGACTATTATGCTGATGCAAAATGGGGAAAAGGGAGATATACGTTTAAGAAATGAACTGGCTAAAAAGATAGATATATACCCGTGCAGCTACATGGATAGGAAAAATTTCATATTCAAAATAGCCAGAGATATGGTATTGAGCGGAAATAGCATTGTTATTCCCAAAGTAGAGGGAATGTATATCAGGGATTTAGAGCCGGTAGATATCGATGCCTGCAGTTTTTTCAAGGACGGTAGCAGTTACAAGATTGTTGCAAACGGAGTCGTCATGAATCCGGAGGATGTCCTTCATTTTGTATATATCCCGGATAGGAAAGAACCATATAAAGGTGTTGGGCAAAAAGAAGCCATTGTGGATACCGCCAGAATGCTTGTGCAGGCCAAGGAGACTAAAAAGAAATTTCTGCAGAGCAAATGGAAACCGGCGATGATTATTTCTATAAATGCGGATGCAGAAGAGCTTCAGGATGAAGAAATGCGAAAGACGGTTCTGGGAAGCTATGTATCGGATACAGAAGAGGGAGAGCCATGGGTTATTCCGGCAGGCGAAATTGATGTGAAAACCATACAGCCGTTAAGCCTGAATGACCTGGCAATACAGGACAGTATCAAATTGGATAAAACGGCGGTGGCAGCAGCATTTAACATGCCGGCATTTATGGTGGGCGTAGGAGAATTCAAGGAAGATGCCTACAACAATTTTATTTCAACGACAATTATGTCGATTGCAATGATAATCCAGCAGCAGCTTACAAATAAGCTGCTTTTTTCAGGCGATTTATACTTCAAGTTAAACTATAAATCATTACTCCAATATAGCCTTGATTCAAAGATTGCACTGATAAAGGGAATGGTAGGCGGTGGAATGATGAGTAGAAACGAAGGAAGGTCGGAACTGGATTATGCACCGGTAAATAAGCCTGGTATGGATGAATATATCGTACTTGAAAATTATATCCCGGTGGAAAAGGTAGGAGACCAGAAAAAACTAACCAACAAGGAGGACAAATAAGGTGGAAAGAGCAACAAGGCAATTCAGAGCAATGGTATCAAACCTGAAAACGAGGGCGGAACCCGATGGAAAGAAAATGATTGAAGCGTACTTTGCCGTATTTGGAAAAGAAACAGAATTGTTTGAAGGTGCATATGAAGAAATTGCACCGGGTGCATTTGATGAAGAATTAAATGCAGATGTCAGGGCACTTATCAATCATGATACCACACTGGTTCTTGGTCGAACAAAAGCGGGTACATTGAAACTCAAAACGAATAACGAAGGTCTGTATGGAACCATCGAAATCAATGAAAAGGACACAGATGCGACAAATTTGTACGAAAGAGTACAGAGAAGAGATGTAGACCAGTGCTCCTTTGGATTCGATATTTTGGCAGAGGATACGGAGTGGAGAGAAGACGGAAGTGTAAAGTGGACAATTCGGAAGGTTAAGCTGTATGAAGTTTCCATTTGCACATTTCCAGCATATGAAGATACAAGTGCGCAGGCAAGAAGCCGGGAGTATCAGGACATGGTGCAGAAAAAAATGGAAGTAAGAAAAAAGAGAGCAAAGGAGAGATTGAAAAATGGCATTGAGAGCACTTATGCTGAATAAGAAAATTCAGGAAAAAAAGAATGAATTGGAAGAACTTAGAAAAAAGGCAGAAGGTTTTACCACAAGGGAGGCAGAACTGGAAGCAGCTATCGATGAGGCCAAGACAGAAGAGGAAATGAAAGTAGTGGAGGGCGAAGTCGAGAAACTTGAAAAAGAGAAAAAAGAAACAGCCGAAGAAACCGGAAAACTGGAAGAGGAAATCAAGGGCCTGGAAGAGGAGCTGGAAGAGGTTGGAAAAACATCCACAACGGCAACAGAGAGAGGAGCGGTTGAAAAACCTATGGTAAGAGAAGGAGGAAATGGAAAGATGATTAAGAGAGGACTGTTCGAGGGCAGAACCCTGGAAGAAAGAAATGCTTTCTTCGCAAGAGAAGACATAAAAGAATTTGTTACAAGAGTAAGAGCCATGAAGGGACAGAAGAGAGCAGTTACCGGTGCAGAGCTTACTATTCCGGATGTTATGCTGGAGTTAATCAGAGATAATCTGGAAAAATATAGTAAACTGTATGAGCACGTAAAGCCTAAAAAGCTGAAAGGAAAAGCAAGACAGAATATTGCCGGAACTATCCCCGAAGGTATTTGGACAGAGGCAGTGGCTTCCGTGAAGGAACTTAGCATTGTGTTTAATCAGATTGAAGTCGATGGATATAAAGTAGGAGGATTCATTCCTATTCCCAATGCAACACTGGAAGACAGCGATGAAGACCTTGCGGGCGAAATTATGGAAGCTCTGGCCGGAGCCATCGGTCTTGCCCTTGATAAAGCCATGATTTATGGAACGGGAAAGAAGATGCCCATGGGCTGGGTTACCAGGCTTGCTCAGGCAACGAAGCCGGAAAACTGGGGAGAAAATAACAGAGAGTGGGTTTGCCTGAAAGATACAAACGTTAAGGCATTAAATATCGAATCCCTGGAAGGTGCAAAGTTCTTTTCCAAACTGATTACTGAATTGGCGGTAGCGAAGGAGAAAAAATCAGACGGCAAAAAGGTATGGTGTATGAACAGCACCACAAAGATGAAGCTTCTTGCGAAAGCTGTAACATTCAATGCATCCGGCGCGATGGTTGCCGCAATGAATGATGAAATGCCTATCATCGGCGGAAAAATCGAAACGTTCGATTTCATGCAGGATGGCGATATTACAGGAGGATATATCAGTCTGTACACACTGGTGGAAAGAAAAGGTGGAACGTTCTCGACATCTGACCAGGTGAAATTTATTGAAGACCAGACAGTATATAAAGGTACAGCGAGATATGACGGTCAGCCGGTCATTGGAGAAGGATTTGTTGCTGTCAATATTGGAGAAACAGCTCCGCTGGTATCTGTAGAGTTTGCCGGTCAGGAGGAGTAAGGTGAGAGAGCATGGAAAGAGAAAAAGTAATGAGTTGCCTTGAATTACTGAAAATGGATATGGGCATAAAAAACACATCCAAAGACAGCTATTACATTGCACTGATTGAGGCATCAAAAAAAGAATTGGAAAGAAAAGGAATTAAGTTTGATGAAACAGAAAGTGTGGAAGATGCCATGCTCATTGCTGATTATGCAGCCTGGAAGTACAGAAAGCGGGAGGAGAATGTCCCGCTTTCTGCAAATCTCAATCTACGAATCCGAAACCGGATTGTAAGTGCAAGGGCAAGAAAGGGTGAAGCGAATAATGTCGTATGACGAGGATGCAGTATTGCTAACGGTTACGGGAAGTGAACAGAACCGAAACGGCTTCGGTGAAGACACGTTAGAGCGTACAGAAGTGTTTGTTGGAAGAAAAAAGACGACGCGAACCGAAGCATACAAGGCAATGCAGGAAGGGCATACAGTAGCTGTTACACTTGCACTGGACGCATCAGAGTATGAGGCAGCAATTAAAAATGATATACAGCCGAAATATGCGGAGTATCAGGGCGTAAAATACCGAATACTCCGCGTATATGGTGATGGCTCCGGTGAAATGGAACTAATCCTGCAGGAGGGATAAAATGTCAGATTTTGAAGTGGATTTCCCGGCAGATTTTTTAAAAGAACTGTTGGAGACAGATGTGGATGAGCTGTGCACGGAAGCACTGCGGCAAGCGGCGCCCATTATGGAACGGTCTATGAAACGTTCTGCCAGGGCAGCAGTCCTACATGAGGGTGAATCTGATATGGTAAATTCTATCAAGGCATCAGATGTAAAAAAAACCAAGGATGGAGATGCGTATATTTTGAGAGTAGGGCCAACGGGAGAGTCTACGCATATTTATATCCGAAAAAAGGGAAAACCGAGGAAAGAAAAGGTCAGCAATGCATTAAAAGCTGTATGGAAAGAATACGGTATAGCCGGCCGACAACCGGCACGTCCGTTCCTGGCAAATGCAACGAGGAATGCGGAGGAGACGGTATTGACTAAGATGCAGGAGGTTTACAAGAAAAGGATGGGTGAAGAATGAATGTAAACGAAAAGATACTTGGTCTGAAGGAAATTGTGGATTGCCCAGTTGTGCCGGATATATATGATGGAACTGAGGATAGATACATTACATTCACGTATGAAGACGAAAGACCAGATACATGTGCGGATAATGGAGTAGAAGCAGATGTGTCGTGTATCCAGATTGCCTATTTTGTGCCAAAAACATATGATTACATGAACGATAAGCACAGGATACGGGATTATCTGGAAGCAAATGGATTTCAGGTAACATCCATAAGGAGCTGGATTGACCCGGATATCATAAAAGAACAGTACATCCGGCATGTAGCATTTGAAACAAGTTATTTAGAATCGAGGAGGAAATAAACATGAATTTTGGTTTGAGCACACCGGTAATCGCAAGAAGAACCGGATACAAAACGTACAGTGATGGCTTTGTCTGCGGAAAAGCCATGACAACCGAAGTAACCCCGCAGTATTCCGAAGCATCCGTATATGGTGACAACATGCTTGCCCGCAATGCCAAGAAGCTGAAGTATGCGGATGTGAGTATGGGCACCACCACCCTGCCGGCGAAGGCAGCAGTGGTTATGTTCGGCCACACGGTGGACGAAGAGAATGGGGAGGAGCTGCGCAACTCCAAAGATAAAGAAAACGAAGTGGGATATGGTTTTTTCACTAATGAGGAAATCGATGGAGTGGATAAGTGCGTGGCATGCATCCTGTACCGTGTGACGTACAGCGAAGGAAGCAACAGCTACGAAACCCAGGGCGAAAATCTGACGTTCAAAACGCCCAACGTATCTGGTAAAGCAATGCCGGAAGAAAACGGAAACTGGATGACGCGAAAGGTATGTGATACGGAAGAGGAAGCCATCGCCTGGCTCAAGCAGCAGTTGGGCGTGGCAGAGCAGGCAGCAAAGCCGGTAGCATCCGTAAAGGGCGGCACCTATGCGGAAGCCCAGAGTGTGGTTCTCTCGGCAAGTGACAACGGTACCATTTTCTACACCACCGATGGCACAACGCCAAGCAAGACAAACGGCACCAAGGCAACAAGCACAGCTATTGCCATCAGCAAGCGCACCATGCTGAAAGCGGTTAATACAGCGACCGGCAAGGCAGACTCTGCGGTGATGGCCGAAGAATACATCATCACAGGCTAAACAGAACAAAGTACCGGAATAAAAGGAAGCACCCGCAAAGTGCTTCCTTTCTTTTTGGCATATATCGGAGGTTGAGAAAATGGTAGAAAAGCCTATATTTATCACGCTGGCAGGCAAAAAGGTGCCACTGTGGTGCGATATTTTTGCACTGAATGAAATTCAGGAGGAGTATGGCTCTATCGGCACGTTTGAGCGGAAACTGCTGGGAGTGAAGGAAACGGAAGCAGGTAAATTTACAAAAACGGAGCCGGACATGAAAGCCATTTTGTTTGCATTGCCGGTAATGATGCGGGAAGGCGTAAGGAAGCTGGAGGCTATGGGAGAGAAAGCAGATATCGATGTAAACGAGGTGCTGCTTGATGCAGACATGCCTTTTACTCTCCTTGCCGGTTATATCCATGATGCGTACAAGAGGTGTTTTACTTCAAAAAAATAAAGCCAGGAGCGGGGAAAAAGAAGGAAGAACAGCCGATAGACGTAGCCTGGATTATTTATATCGGTATGGCGAAAATGGGCTATTCGGAAAGCGAGGTCTATCTTTTGCCGATGGGCAAGTGGATGGATATATTTGACACGTATAAAAAGGTCCATAACTTTGATACACAGAAAATGCTTTACAAGACAGAAGAGACGGAGCCGGAGAAAAAGGACTCCATATTTGACTTATAGGAGGTGAGACGGTGGCGGCAAAAAATACAATCGGAAGCAAGATTGTAATTGAAGGCGTAAAAGAATACAACGAATCCATACGGTCAATCAAAGCAGAGCAGGCAGAGCTTCGCTCGGAAATGAAGCTGTGTACGGAAACGTATAAGGAAAATGCCAACAGCACAGAAGCCCTGCGGGCAAAGCAGGAAATTCTCACCCGGCAGATCGAAGCGCAAAATGAAAAAGTAAAGGCACAGGAAAAGGCGCTGAAAGCGGCGGAGGATGCCAGAACGGAAGCCCGCCGGAAGGTAGAGCTGTATACCGTATCGTTAAAGGATGCGGAAAAGAAGCTGGAAAGCATGAAAAATGCAACAGATACGACAGCGGAGGCACTGGAACAGCAGCAGGCAGAAGTCGAAAAGGCATCCACACAGTTAAAGCTGGCGGGACAGCAGTATGAAAAAATGGACGCCAGTGTCACCAAGTACACCACTGCCCTGAATACATCCCAGGCAGAACTGGTGGGTATGGAGCGAGAACTGGGCAACACCAGTGATTATCTGACGGAAGCGGCGGACAGTGCAGACGGATGCGCCACATCCATAGACCAGTATGGAAAAAAGGTAAAGGAAGCAACTGAAGAAACACAGGGATTTGGGGAAAAGACGGTGTCGGCTGTGGAAAACCTTGCCGGAGCGCTGGCAGCTTCGGGGATTGCAGCGGAGATTGACAAGATAAAGGATGCCCTGATGGAATGTTCCAAAGAGGCAGCAGCCTATGAGACTGCTATGGCTAAGGTTTACACCATCGCGGATGAAGCAAAGGTAACACAGTCCGATATGGCGGCACAGCTGATGGAACAATCCACGGTGCTGGTACAATCCTCAAACGACCTGGCCGATGCGGCGTACAATGCGATATCAGCCGGACAGGATACGGCGAATACGGTAGGCTTTGTGGCAGATGCCACGAAGCTGGCTATTGGCGGTTATACGGATGCCACCACATCCGTGGATATTCTGACTACGGCCATGAATGCCTACAAGATGGAGGCGGAGCAGTCCACCCATGTGGCGGATGCTCTGATAACCACGCAGAACCTTGGTAAGGTTACGGTAAACGAGCTGGCAGCAAACATGGGTAAGGTTATTCCCATAGCGGCGGCCTATAACGTGAATATGGACCAGCTTTCCTCATCCTATGCCATCCTTACCGCAAACGGTATCAAGGCGGCGGAATCCACCACCTATATGAAGGGAATGCTGAATGAGTTAGGTGACAGCGGCAGCACGGTAGGCAAGATCCTGAAAGAAGAAACGGGCATGTCGTTCGGCGAACTGATGGAGCAGGGTCTTAGTCTGGGTGATGTGATTGAGATACTGGGCGAGTCGGTAAACAATGACAGCGCGGCATTCAATGAACTGTGGTCCAGCTCTGAAGCCGGAGTAGGTGCCCTGTCCATTCTGGGAAGCGGTGCCGAGAAGTTTAACTCTGTCCTGGAACAGATGGAGAACAGCACCGGCGCCACAGAGGCAGCATTCCAGAAAATGACGGATACTACCGAATACGCAGAAAAGCGAATGCAGATTGCATCTCAGAACCTGCAGATAGCCATAGGCAACGAATTAAATCCCACACTAAAAGAACTGTATAACACAGGCACAGACGCATTTACATGGGCGACCGATTTTGTACAGGAGCATCCGCAGGTGGTACAGGCAGTGGCAGTTGTGGTAGCAGGACTGGGAACGGCCGCAACGGCAATAGCGGGGGTAACGGCATCCGTGGCAGCATTTAAGGCGGTCATGGCGGTTACAAATCCGCTGGTAGTTGGCATTACGGCGGCACTGGGAGCACTGGTGGGCGCTGTATCGGTTTACATCGCATCCAGCCAGTCAGAACAGACGGAGCTCCAAAAAGAAATCGAACTGATAAAGGAGTCAACAAAGGCTACCAAAGACAAGATAGATGCCATATACGAGGAAAACGACGCATACACCCAGACGTCACAGCGTGCCAGTGTCCTGATCCGCTCCGTAGAGGAGCTGAACAAACGGGAAAAGCTGAACGCAGAGGAAAAGACCGATCTGGCAAACAGGGTGGCACTGCTAAACCAGATGTATCCGAGCCTGAACATCGCCATAAACGAAGAAACAGGATACCTGGAGGAAAGCACGGAAGCATTCCTAAAGCAGGCGGAAGCGGCAAAGTCACAGGAGGATATCAACCAGGCGAAGCAGGAAAGCATCGATCTGACGGAAGCACAGGCAGATGCGGAAGTCAACATGCAGAACATCCGGGAGAAGATGCTGGAGCTGGATGCCAACTACGAGCAGACCCTTGCCCGTATCGTGGAACTGAGCGAAAAAGGCATGGAACGCTCTGCGGGCGAAGATGAAGAATTAAACCGGCTGTATGAGGAAAACGAAGCACTCTTAGAACTGAATGCACAGTATGAAGAAAATGCCGCCAAAGTGGGGGAAGTAAAGGAAAAGAATGCAGAGCTGACGGAAGTATGGGAAGGACAGGCAGCAGCACTGCAGAATGTGACGGTGGCACAGATTGAATACGGCGGGCAGACCATTACGGTATCAGGAGATGTGGCGGAGAGCATCCAGAAGCTGCAGACAGAATATGCCAAGGCATCCGAGGAAGCGGAAGAGTCCTTAAAAAAGCAGGTAGGATTGTTCGAAGAACTGTCCAATAAATCGGACATGTCCGTGGAACAAATGTCTAAGAACCTGCAGACGCAGACAGATGCCTACACCCAGTACAAAGATGATTTGATTGCGGCAAACAAGCTGGCACAGGAAGATTTACTGGACGAGGATCTGCTGGCAGATATTCAGAGCCTTGGCATACAGGGTGCCGGCTATCTGCATGAACTGGTGGAAGCGTCCAAGAATGATGCAGACGCCTATGCGGATGTGATAGCCAGCTATAAGGAGATGCTGGAGGCCAGAGGCGAGCTGTCCGACATTATGGGTGATTTTGCAACCGGATACGGGGAGCAGATGGCAGACATTCTACAGACGCAGTCGGATACCTACGGTCAGATGAAAACGGACACGGAAACGTCATATGATGACCTGAAGGAAACACTGGCCACAAAATTGACAGAAATGGCGGAGACCAATTCCGACGGCATCGACAGTATGGTGACTGGTGTAAATGAGAAAAAGCCGGAAATGCAGACGGCGGCAGCAGGACTGATAGATGCCGCAAGCGAGGGCATTGAAAAGAAGCTGGTGATTGTGGACGACGGAAGCAGCGAAGTTTTTTCCACATTGGGGGCAAAAATTCCGGAGAGCATTGCCACCGGTATCCGGGCAGGACAGGACAAGGTCACGGAAGCGGTGCAAGAAGTTATTGACAACGCGATAGACCGGGCGGACTTAAGCGGCATAGCCAGCGCCATAGACAGAAAGCTGGGAGAAGCATTTGAATAGGAGGCGAGGACATTGAGGGAATTTAAGCTAATCAACGCAAGGGGCGATACCTGGAATATGAACGAATTAGACAGTTTCCTTCACAGCCCCAAAGGGCTGGGCGGAGAACGGAAGCAGACCTATATTCAGGTGGGAAACCGGTTCAAAGTAACGAAGGATGTCCTGAAGCAGAAAGCACCCACATGTAAGGTAGCATTCAGCGGCTACGAAGAATTTAACCGGTTTGCAAAATTCATTCAGCACAGACCACTGGTGCTGGAATATACCACGCCGGCGGGCACCTACTACATGCAGGTATACATCGTGAAAGCGACCAAGACAGAGCTGGAAACGGTGGGACTGCAGACCGAGCTCACCTTTGCCGGACTGACTACCTGGTATAAAAAAATATCACTGGAAAAACCGAAGCAGCCGGCAAATAGCAAGAAATACCCATATTCGTACAACTACGTGTATACGGATACGGAGCACGGCACGTTAAAATGGACATGTGAAAGCACAGAGGACAGCCCGATAAGGCTGTCCATTTTGGGACCGTGTAAAAATCCAATGTGGGTACACCGGGTAGACGGTCAGGTGGTGGCATCCGGAAAGCTGCAGGTAGACATCGAAGCGGGGCATAGAGTGGTGATCGATACCACACAGACGCCGTTCTGTATCGCAGAATATACAAATCGAAACGTTTTCGTACGCGATCTGTACGGATTTAGTGATTTTGAAACGGAACGGTTCCTTTTTGCCGGATTTGGCGAAAACAGGATAACAGTAATCCACGAAGGAATCGGCGACATGCAGGTCGCAATGGAGGTGCAGGAAGAATATGCAGTGGTATAACATCGAAATTTTTACCCCGGATTTTTCCTATCGTTCATCCAACCAGACGACGGAAACGGAAGTGGATATTGACTATCTGGCTATCAGCAACAGCAAAGTAGTCCTGCCGGATATCCGGGCATCTGAGGGGGACTACATCCGCATATCCGGCCACGGCAGCAGGCATATCGGAATAGTGACGGGCTGCACGGATTCGGACAAAGGATACGAGATACAATTTAAGCCAATGCTTGCACTGCTGGATGTGGATGTCCATATGACACAGGACGGACTAAAAACATCACTGGAGCAGTGGCTGGCGGATATCATGAATGCCATATACCGGGATTCGGACGATGAAAAGCAGAATATCACGGGCTTCGAGGCTGCGGCAGGAAGTCAGACACAGGATGCTATATTGGATTTCGATGGGAATATCGGAAATATTTACCAGATGGCATCCATGGCTTTTCTGCGTTACGGAGTGGTAGTCGATTTTGACATTGATCTGAGGCAAAAAAGGTTGCAGGCAATGGTTGAAAAGGTAACAGCAGAGCGGAAAGTGATAGAATCCGACATGCTGAATATATTAAGCGCCAGCTTCGTCATAAAGCAGGCAGACCAGACCGTAAATAAAATGGTAATCTACAATGATGCAGATGAAAGCAAGATGGCAACCTTTTACCTGCTGGGAGATGGAACCATATCGGAGGATGTCAATGCAGAGGGACGTATTTCCCCGGTGGTATTCAGCACAGAATATGTGACTTACGAGGAGCCGGAGAAACCAAAGGAAGATGCCAAGACATTCCATGATATAGCCTATGAGAGAGCCTATTCCCGGATGAGCCTGCCGGAGTATAACAATCTGATCGAGATTGAGGTCATGAACGACGACGGACTGGTACAACCGCAAAAGCTGCAGATAGGGCAGCAGGCGACCATTATTCGGAACAATACCGCATACCAGACCATGCTTACCGGGAAAAAGGTAAGCGATACCACAATTTTGGTATTTGGTGCGGTACGGCTGGAATTAACCAAAAAACTGAAAAGGAGGATAACAAGTTGAGCATTGAATTGAAGCAATTCGATGGAAGCACCATCACACCGAAAGATGATGCAATTATGTATGAAATCCTGACGGGGGTATCCGGCATTATCAGCGGATGCGACATGACAGCGATGGGCGGCGGGGTAATCAAGATAGGTTCCGGCCGAGGTATCATCAAGGGACGTCAGTTTGTCGTCCAGGAAGAGTCCATATCGGTGGAACTGGCGGCAGAGGGGGATAAGCTGGGGCGGATTTATTTTCACATGGATCTTTCAAATGATACGGCGCCCATACAGATCCTGTATGTGACGGCAAATGAGCTGCCGGAGCTGGTACAGGATGAAAACTGTAACGAGACAAACGGCATCTACGAGATAGAGCTGGGAACGTACAAAGCATCCATGCTGGCGGTAAGCGACCTGCAAAAAACCATTACAACCATAGAAAAATCGTGGGAGAACTTTTCCATCAAGAAAAGGGATGATATTCTGGCATTAACAATGACAGGATACCTGGCAGATGCAATGATTATCAAGCAGATGCTGCAGGTGGCCGGATATTTTCTCGGACCGTATACCATTCCGGCGGGTGTTGCGCAGTACGAGATTTCAGATGCATCTATTACGGCAACATCCATTGTGGAAATTTACCCCAAGAATTACGATGACACGCAGGCTCTGTCTGATGCAGGAACATCCTGGGCACAAACAGACGGCAGTGTAACACTGTTGTTTGAGTCGGCCACGGCAGCAGTCATTAACCTGCAGTATGTATGCGTCAGAAACATCGATGGAAATGCTCCGGCGCCGACACCGACGCCGACAACAGAGGCCGCAAACGGAACGGTAGAAACATTGCAGATGGTGTCCATAAGTGGCGCCAGTAGCACATTCACGGCAGAAATTAAAGAATAGGGAGGATGGTAAAATGCTTACAAGAAATTTTTTACAAATGTTTGGACAATCATCAGGAATGGGGGGACTTGATAATACACCAAAACCAATCATTACTACCGGAGCTGAATCAGGTTCTGCAACACCTGTCGGGTTTGGCTATATTTCATCAAGTGCATACAAAGGAATATTTATCGAGGATTATTGGGCAAAAAGTAAATTTGTGTTAGGAACCGGAACAACAGCAGCAAAAAGCACAGATTATAAGGTGGAATCAGAAATTACGAACAGTATCGACTGCTCGACACTCCAAAAAAGATATATTCAGGGAACAGATCAGGATCACATTAATATATCAGGGGTTGTGACAAATAGCGGAACATCCGCTATTACGTTCAATGAAGTTGGATGGTATGTGAAATTCTATCTGCAGGGAACGGAACATGAAGCCATGCTTGCAAGAGAAGTTCTTGCGGAACCTATCACCATCGAACCCGGGCAGAGTGTAGCAGTCAATGTCAGATTGATGTAAAGGGGGATTCACATGTCAGTAAGAATAGCAGGAGTAGGGCAGGGCGGTGAGCCCAGGAACATGATAGTAGGTTTTCCATCCGCAAAGCATAAGATGGACATAACGGCGGTTACCACAAGCAGTGGCAACACAACGGCATCACATACATATTCTTGGGGTGATTTCAACGTGGCCATGAGCATGACGGTATCTGCAAATGATTCCGGAAGGTCGGCGGACGGTATCATCTGTTTGGACACCACAGATTACTATGATTTGACGGCATTCAGCAAATTGTGTATTGCCGCAAATCATGTGTGTGGAGAGCATACGGGGCATGCATGGGGCGTGTATCTGGTGAGCGAATCCGGCGAGGCTGTGAAGATATCTACTGGAGGAAAAAATCGATTTACAGCAACATCCATAGATATATCACAGTATACAGGACGGTATAAGATTAGAATACGTTTGGTAACCGGCTACGCAACATACGGATATGGGGCATCTACCACATCCATAAATGTATCGACATTGGCACTGATGAAGTAAGGAGACTAACTATTAAAAGTCAAGCCCTAAAATGATATTTTTTGAATAAAGT